GGCATCTTAAAAAGTTGTTTGATGTTTCAGCGGTATCTTTCCCGGCAAATCCGGGCACAGATATATCACCTGCAACACGTTCCCGTTTTGATGGATTTATCGAAGCGGAAAAGGCGGAGAGACTCGAACGTGAAAAGAGGTTGAATTTGTTAAAAGCAAAGTATGAGTACATGAAGGGAGAAACCAAATGAACTTAGAGCAGATCGAAGCAAGAATGGCTGAGCTTGATGCACTCGTTGCTGATACACAGGACGAGGAAGCAGTAAAGAATGCCATCGAAGAAAGAAAACAGCTTGAAGCTGAAAAGGCAAAACTTCTCGCCGAAGAAGAAGAAAAGAAAAACCAGGCAGCAGAAGCAGAAAAGAGAGCAGCAAACGCAGCACTTCTTTCCGGCAATCCTGCACTTGGAAACGTAATCGGAAACAGAAAAGGAGCAACAACAATGAAAGATATCAACGAGTACAGAAACTCTAAAGAGTACATCGATGCTTTCGCTGAGTATATTAAGACCGGCGAAGACAAGCAGGTAAGGGCACTTCTTACTACAAACGTAGGCGAAGCAGGAACAATCGCAGTTCCCAGTCTCGTATACGAAGAAATCAAGACCGCATGGGACAGAAACGAAATCTTCGAGTTCGTTGAGAAACTCGATGTCGTAGGCAACCTTCTTGTAAACTTCGAAATCAGCGCTTCGGATGCTGTATTCCATGACGAAGGCTCAGGAGCAGTTGCAGAGGAAACCCTTACAGAGGGTATTGCAACACTCGTTCCCAAGTCAATCATCAAGTGGGTAAGCTTCTCTAAGGAAGTTTTAAACATGAGAGGCGAAGGCTTCCTTCGTTACATCTACAGAGAACTTTCTCATAAGATCCTTAAGGCAGCAGCTGACGACCTTATCGGAAAAATCGCAGCTCTTCCTTCAAGCGCAACAGCAACTACACCTTGCGCAGCAAAGATCAAGAAGGCTGCAGCAGTAGGCACAGTTGTTGAAGCTATCGGAAACCTTTCCGACGAAGCAGCTAATCCTATCATCGTTATGAACAAACTCTCTTATGCTGAGCTTAAGAAAGCAGCATACGCAGCAGGCTACGGCATTGATCCTTTCGAAGGACTTCCCGTAAGATACAACAATTCCCTTCCTGCATACGCAACAGCATCAGAAGACGATGTTTGGATGATCGTAGGCGACTTCGGTTACGGTGCAATCGCAAACTTCCCTAATGGACAGGTTGCAAATATCACTGTAGACGAGCTCACAAAGAAAAAACAGGGCATGATCGACGTTATCGGCGATCAGTACATGGCAGCAGCACCTGTGGCATGTAAAGCATTCTGCCTCGTTTCGAAGCCTGCATCAATGTAAGGAGAATTGCCCATGAAAGAAACGAGAGTCAAAAAGGATTTCGTCGATAAAATAACAGGCGAATCATATCCCGAAGGAAAAATCGTTAAATTCGAGGACGAGAGGGCAAAAGCCCTCTCGGACCTGGACTTTGTTGAAATAATCGGAGCGAAAAAGGCAGAACCCGTTAAGGAAGAAGCCAAGGCAGAGCCTGCAAAGGTAAAAGCAAAGACGACAAAGACAACAAAGACGACGAAGACAACGAAGAAATAAGTCAGGGGTAATCCTTGACGAAAGGAGAACCAATGGCTAACACAACAATTTTAGAAAAAGTCAAACTGGCACTTCGCATTTCACATGATGAACTAAATGATGAAATTGAGGATGTAATCAATTCTGCCCGTCAGGAAATGAAAAGGGCAGGCATGGATCCTCAAAAGGCAGATAGCGACACAGAACTTGTGGAGACAGCCATTAAGACTTATGCTCTCGCATATTATACACCCGTAAAAGAAGCCGAAAAGTACACTGAAAGTTTTAGGTACCAGTTAGACCAGTTAAGAAAATCTTATCCGGCAGGTGTTGAAAATGTTTGATAAAGTAATAAAGCTTGTAGCTGAAACTCAAACAACAAACAAATACGGTGATACAATTACCACTCAAACTGTAAGAAAAGTGTTTGCCGAAGAAAAGAGCATTTCACAGAGCGAGTTCTATCAGGCACAGACCGCAGGGTTAAAGCCTGAGATCAAGTTCGTGATTGCTGACTTCTTGGACTATCAGGGAGAAGCTATCTTAAGATACACTCCTTATGGCGGAGTAGAAGAAGACTACGGCATCATCAGAACTTACAGAGACGGTATACGGCTAGAAATTGTGTGTAGGCGAGGAATTGACAAATGAGTGCTCCGAAATCTGTTACCAAATTGAATAAAAACGGAGTGACTTACACTTCAAATGTGGCAGCAGCTGAGTATTACATCCACGAGCTGACAAGAGCAGCCTTGAGGGATGTCGGAAAATTCGTTAAGAAAACATTCCGGGAAAAATATTACAGCATCTTCCAAAGACATACAGGAGATGGCGGAAAAGCGACCAACTACGTTGTATTGTCAAGCAAGTCCACGACTAACCCAAGAGTCGAAATAGGCCTTAAAAAAGGCAAGGTCGACGGGTTTTATTCGTACTTTCAGGAATTTGGCACGTCCAAAACCCCAAAGCTTGGCTTGCTTACAGCATCAGTAGAGGAAAATATTCCGACAATCATCGAAATCGAGTCAAAATATTTAAGCGGTTTGGAATCAGAAGCGGAAGCATTATCTTTAATCGACGAAAAGGAGTACAGCGACAATGAGGACGAATGATTTAAAAGAACTCATTCAGGCGCAACTTAAGACTGTAACACCAAATGTCTTTTACGAAGTAGGACAGACAAAAAAGATGTACCCTCACATCATTTTTGAGTTTTCTTCTATAGACTTGGGAGATTTTAACAGGCAGGATTATATCCTTGACGTTGATGTTTGGGATAAAAGCGAAGATACAACGGCGGTTGAAGATTTATGCGACAGCATAGAAGAACTATTCAACAACGCAAATCTTCCGCAGGAAACAATCCTTCCGACGTTCTTTAGAATCGACAGGAAGAGAATCCCGGACGAGGATATTCAAATAAGACACCGTTTGATACGATTTCAAATTCAAAATTATAACAGAGAAGGAGAAACAAAATGAAATATTTCGGAACTGGTGTAATCACAGACAGCGATTACAAAGAAGCCAAATTTATTGGTAAAACAAAAGCCGGCGCTCCTATTATTATCACACTTCACAATGCTCTGAACACAGGAAACATTGACTGGACCTTCGCAGAGAAAAACGATACAGTCCCCAATGTTGTTTTCGAAGCTTGTTACGATAATACGGACAGTGCATCAGATTCCACGATCGAGCCCTGGGAAATCAATTGCGATGATGAAACAGTAGCAGGCGCAGACGAGATTCTTCTTGGCGCAGGCACATACTTACTCGATGATGTCGAAGTAGGTCTCACAAGAGGTGGCGGTAAGTTTACCGTAGAAAGAGAAATAAGAGAAATCAATGCCGACGGCGACAGAGGCGCAGTAAAAGGCAGAGTCGTAATGGAAGGCTCAAGAGCAAAGCTTGAGTTCAATGCCCTGACGATGCTTACAAAACTGTCTACCATCTATCCTGCCATCGGTACATCAGTTTAATCACAAAGGGAGAGCTTGACTCTCCCTTATTTTTTTAAAGGAGAATTTATATGAGAGAATTAAAGACACCCGATTTATTTGCATTTGTAAGACTTATTGACAAAATAGGTCTCAAAGAAGAAATTCAGAAGATTGGCCTTAAGGCTGATCCTAAAGCCGACATCGAAAAACTCGGAGCAGACATTTTATTCATGCTGCTTGAAAAATGCACCACAGAGGCGGCAGAGCAGGAAATATACAAATTCTTTGCTCCCATCTTTGAAGTTACCGTCGAAGAAATCAAGGACATGGATCCTTTTGAGTTCTTTGAAAAGGTCAAAACAGTTGCTTCACTGGAGAAGTGGAAAAGTTTTTTCTCGTCGGCTGCCAAATTGACGAAATAGAAATCAAAGAACTTTTATTAAGAAGGTATCATACTCTTGATTTCATCGGGAGTATGGATATCTTTGAGTTCTGCGATTTCATCATTTTGGCGATTAAGAAGGACAAAAAAGACTTTTATTATTCACAATACACAGCATTGCTTCCAAGAATAATACAGGTCACAGGTAAATACATGCCTTTTAATGATTTCTACGATACAATAACCGGCGCAAATCTTGACTTAAGACCTGCAGAAGAAATTGTCGAAGAATCGAGAGAGATCAGACGAAGGTTGGAGAATAAGTAATGGCATTGGAAATTTTCAAGTTGGTCGGAAGTGTTTTCGTTGACACCGACAAGGCCAATCAATCATTACAAAAAACAGACAAGAACGCAGAAAGCTTCGGAGCAACACTCGGCAAGGTCGGAAAAGGTGCTTTAAAGTTTGCAACAGTTGCAGGCGGAGCAATGCTGACCGTAAGCGGTGCCGTTGTAGGTGTAGCCAACGATGTGGCTGAAACTGCCGACGAAATAGACAAAGCCTCTATCAGAATGAATGTTTCGGCAGAATCCTATCAGGAACTCGCATACGCAGCAGGCCAGTGCGGTGTTGAAATGACAACACTCGAAAAGGCAGCAAAGAAGCTTGAAGGCACAGGATTAAACATCGACGATGCCTTAAACGACATTATGTCGTTATCAACAGAGGAAGAAAGGACACAAAGAGCGACAGAACTTCTCGGAGAAAATATCGCTTATACACTCTCACCAATTCTGCAGCAGTCGGGTGATGATTTCAATAATTTGAAAAACAGAGCTGAAGAACTCGGAATCGTCATGTCAAATGATTCCGTAAAAGCAGGTGTAGAGTTTGGCGATTTAATGTCAGATGTAAAGCAGAGTATATCTTCACTGACAAACTCACTCGGAACAGCATTCTTTCCGCTGCTTATCGGAATAATTACACAGATATTGGTATTTATGCCTCAAATACAAGGATTTATCGGGATGATTGCACCTTCACTTACGCAAATAGCAGGAACAATACTCCCGGTACTGTTTGCAATATTAGAGGCACTGTTCCCGGTATTGGCGCAGATCATAGAAGCCTTGCTGCCGTTGGCACTCGACTTAATAAATGCCCTGATGCCTCTTATCACAGCTCTTTTGCCTTTAATAGAACCCTTAAGCGGTTTGCTTTTGGCGATTCTCATTCCACTTGTTGATTTATTAAGAAATGTTTTACCGCCAATTGTGGCTATCGTAGAGGGCATGATTACACAGCAGATGCCTGCCCTCATAAGCATAATAAACTTCGTAGCTGATACGGT